TACTAGAAAAACATAAAAATATAACAGACGACATTACAGAAAAATTAAAAATTGTTAAACAGCAAATAAAAATGACAAAACAATATGTTAATGATTTTTCAACAATAAATTCAATTCTTTCGATGAAACAATCGGAGGTTAGTTATGGGTAATTCAATATTGATATTAGGTGATTCTGGAACTGGAAAAAGCACAAGCCTTAGAAATCTTGATTATAAAGAAACGTTTATATTGAATGTTGTCGATAAACCCCTTCCATTTAGAGGATTTAAAAATAAATATGTCATGAAAGAAGGTGGTAACTTTGCTATTTCGGATAACCCTAATAAGATTTGTGCATTAATTGATAATGTATCTGATCACAGGCCTGATATTAAAAATCTTGTGATAGATGATTTTCAATATATTTTATCTAATGAATATATGAGGAGAGCAAAAGAAACAGGATATGCAAAGTTTACCGACATAGGTGTGGCTGCATTTAATATAATTACAAAGGCCAGTAAATTAAGAAATGATTTGAATATTATTATCATTGCTCATTCATCAAAAGACCAAGATGGTATTTGTAGGTTAAAAACAGTTGGGAAAGTTGTTGATGACAAAATAACCTTTGAAGGAAGATTTACCGTTGTATTGCATTCAGTAGTAGATGATGGAAATTATAAATTTTTGACAAACCATAATGGATTTTTATTGGCTAAATCCCCTATGGGAATGTTTGATGATTCATTAATCGATAATGATATGAAACAAATATTAAATTTAATGAAAGATTATTACGAATATGATGATGAAAATATTAATGAAGATGAAACAATTACTAACGACATAAAAGGAGAATAAAATTGGACAACGTAATCGATTTTGATATTAAATCATATGAGCCTTTACAAGATTTTGAGCCTTTGCCAAAGAATCAATATGTTCTACGTATAACAGATGCAAAGCTTAATCTAACAAATAAAGGTAAAGTGCAGGGAACAGGAGAAAGAGCTATTAGATTGGATTTGATGGTTACTGAAGGTGAACATAAAGGAAGGGTTATATTTGATTTCCTTAATGTAGAAAATGCTAGCGAGAAAGCTCAAGATTATGCTAGACGTAAACTTAGAACAATATGCACTATACTAGATAAGGTAGATATATTCTCAATCAAGAAAGATTTAAATATATTGATAGGTGGGGTGATTGGTGCTGATATATTAGTTGATAATACGATGCAAAAGCCTACTAATAAGATTAACTTTTATTTAAGAGCGGAAAAAGTAGTTGATATAAGAGTGGCCGGTGTTCAATCCGATCAGATATCAGATAGTGGAAAAAATAATGAATTAAATGATGATATACCGTTTTAATGTCTATCCTTTGATCAAATAAAAATACTTATCATTTTCAATAGTCTGGGTATAAGATCATCACTTATCCCCAGGCTTATCAACATAATCTGGGGATAACTACTTTAAAGGATTAAAATGAATACAACTCTTAAAGAAATCATAAGTTCTGTTGCACCATTTATTGGCTCTCTTATTGGTGGGCCATTAGGTGGTGAGGCAGCCTCTGCATTATCTTCTTTTCTTACAGGTGAGTATAATGCAAGTCCTGAATCATTTGTTAATGCTATAAAAAACGCCACACCCGATCAATTGGTAGCTTTAAAACAATTAGATGAAAAATATAAAGAAAAAATACTTTCTGTTCAGTTAGCCGAACATCAATTGGATAATGATGATATAGCAAGCGCTAGAAATAGAAATATTCAGCTTCATGATAAAATGCCAGCTTTGCTTTCTATTTTAATTTTAACTATGTTTTTTTCTATTTTACTATTATTTATGCTATATCCTATACGGGATTCAGCTAAAGACATTATCCAGATATTAATTGGCAGTCTTGCCATTTGGTGTGGACAAGCAATGAATTTTTATCTAGGAACAACCCATGGTTCGGCAACAAAAACTAATTTATTAGCTAATATTGCGAATAGAGAAAATAAAAAATGACAATTTATAATTATTTATTTAAAGATACCCATAATGGTCATTATTCAACATACCAGCCTTTTACATCCGAAAAAAAATTAACTCAAGAAAAGGCGGATGAATTTATATATATGAATAATGACATTGCAGGTAGAATGGGAAGTGATATTTCAGATTTAATAATATCTGCTAATAAAAATGGATATAATATTAAAGTATGTTGCTTAGAATTTAAAATTACAGAAAAGTTTGATGAGTATAATAATATCTATAAAAATATAGAAGAACTAAAAGATGAATTTAAAAATTGGGAAATAATTAGAGGCATTTCTGGAAACTATTAATTAAAAAATAAAGCCTCAATTAAGAGGCTTTAAACTAATTTATCTTGTTTGCTCTAAAATATATGTCATGTCAAATCGAGAAAAGCCACTCTGACCAGTTCCAGAAAATGGAATAGTAGAATTTAATGCTGTTCCAACTTGGACTTGGACTTCTCCAGATGGCAAAGAGAAAAGACGATAGCCACCTACAGATAAAACGCCATTATCGGTTACTCTTAAAAGATCTCTCACGCCATTCGTTTCTGTATTTGCAGGTGCCAGATAAGAAGGAAGTCGCGCAACAATAATCGCCGAAGTGGTTGCTGCAAAAACACATTCTGTAAAATGAAGTGTCGCTAACATTTCATTTATTAAAATATTTACTAAAATTTTTACTGGCGCAGCCCAAATACCAGTAAATTCTATCTCTTCTTGAAAATGTTGTTGCTGAACATAAATACCCATTAAAAATCTCCTGTATTAATCATTGATATTAAATGTAACCGATATTGTATAAAAACCAGCAGCACCAGGACCTGTAAATACACCTGAATCATCTAAATTTGATGATATTGTTACAACTCCAGCAGATGTTATATGAATTGTCCCAGCAACCCTAATGCTATTACTTACCATCAAATATGGTCCAAAACTCTTATCGCTATCTGGATTAAAATCTTCAGGAAGAGGATCCGCCAATGTAATAATTGATGAGCTAGTTGCCGTTATAAACGGGATCTGAATAAATACTAATGTACATAAATCATTAACTACATACCCTCTTATTCCTGAGCTTAAATTAATTGGAGAAGTCCAAGGCCCAGACCAGCTAACGGGTAAATTAGTCGCAGCAAAAAAGTCAATAAATCCTCCACCATTGATAAAATCAATAGATGAAGTTGTAATTCCACTTGGGAAAACATTACTTGCTGGATTGATCATCAAAGTTACTGGATTTAAAGAGGTTATTTTTGTAATAGAAAATCCATCTGTGCCAACAACCCAAAGTAAATCACCTACTTTTATATCATCAGTATCGACATTAAAATCTACAGGGAAATATCCAGACATTAAAATTTCAACAACTGTATCTGTTTCACTTTTATAAGAATGATTACAAGATGTTAAATTTCCTGAAATTTGTTGAGAATTATAGGTTCCTCGATTTATTTGTAATCCATTTAAATTATACATTTTGAACTCCTAGTTTGTTGATAATACAAATTCAATATCCATTGTTCCCGCATTTCCGGACGCCGTAAAAGGCAATGTATTTTGTAATCCACCAGAAATTAAAATACCTCCAGCCGATCTAACAGCTACTGATGACACTTGATATACACTATTATTTATAGTTGTAAATGTACCAACTTCACGCAATATCGACGGCCTAAAGTTTGCTGGAATAGTTCCATCAGCCAAAGTCATTGGCTGTGCTGCAACAGCTGCAATCGTCCCAAGACCTCTAATATAATAATATAATGCATCATTTATTCTCTGGATCCGCATAAATGTATTATTGGGGGAGGCCCAGGGACCAGTAAATGCAACGGTCGCCGACCATTCATCATAAAATGATATAGGTGTTGAGCCGCCCCCAATATATATAACGCTTGTACCAACAGTTCCAGAATTAACGGTTGTTATATTGCCTGTTGGCGTTGTCATGGATGTAGTGCCATTAATTACAGGAGCGGTAATAGTTCCTGATGCATTGATATTTGTAAAACTAGTAGTTGTTGCATTCAAAGTACCAACCGTTAATGTTCCTGGCACATTGGCATTTGTTGAATTAACTGTTGTTGAATTTACTGTAGTTATGTTGCCAGTAGGAGAGGTAACGGATGTAGTTCCATTTAAAGTGGCTCCTTGAATAGCTCCACTTAATGTCATATTTGTCCCCGAATAAGAGGGGCTTGTTATAGATGTTGTGCCATTAACAGTTGCTCCTTGAATTGCGCCTGTAGCTGTCATGCTTGAACCTGTAACTGCTCCTGATGAAGCTAATGTTCCACCATTTACAGTCCCAGAATTATTTATAGTCGTAGAATTAAGAGTCGTAATATTTCCAGTTGGCGTTGTTAATGAAGTTGTAGCGGATAATGTAGGGGTTGTCATGGAGGTTGAAGCAGTTATTGACGGAGCAGTAACTGCCGATGTTCCGTGAACCGTTGCACCTTGTACGGTTCCAGTGGCCGTGACATTTGTAGCATTAACGGTTGTCGCATTAACAGTTGTTATATTTCCTGTTGGTGTAGTGAGAGAAGTTGTTGCCGATAATGTTGGTGTGCTCATAGAAGTTGAGGCGGTTATTGCAGGAGCGGTTACTGCTGTTGTTCCATTGACTGTTGATCCTTGTACTGTTCCGCTCGCTGTGACAGTTGTTGCATTGACTGTGGTTGCATTAACAGTTGTTATATTACCAATAGGAGTGGTCAATGATGTAGTTGGGTTCATTGTTGAAGAAGTAATATTATCAACTGCCGTGATGTCATTACCTGCAGAAATTGAATTGGATGCAATAACATTAGCGGCATGAAGATCGGAAGAAGTTGTAATATCACCACTCGAATTAAATGTTGTTGTATTAAGCGTTGTTATATTTCCAACAGGTGTTGTTAGTGAAGTAGTAGCATTCATAGTGGCAGATGTAATGTTATCTGCAGCTGTTATATCATTTCCTGCAGAGATTGAATTTGTTGTCGTTATATTTCCAGTTGTATTAATTGCGCCAGTATTAATTGTTGGAAATGATAATGTTCCTGTTCCAATTATATCCTGTACTGTAATGGTTCCAGATGCATTTACATTTGATGTATTAACATTAGTTGCATTAATAGTTATTGTATTGATTAATGGAGATGTTATTGATGTAGTTGCATCAATAGTTGTTGTTGTTATTCCTGATGGAAAACTTTCTATAATAGATGCAAGTGATATAGGTTCCAATCCTGTTATTTCAAATAATTCGACACCATCGGATCCTGATATTGAAATCGCATCTCCTACAAAAATATTAGTAATATCAGTATCGAAATTATCTGGGAAATAACCAGGACTATTAATAGTTGAAATGGTATCCGTTAAACTTTTATATGTATGAATAACAGACCCTTTATCACTAGAGGTCATAGGTGATCCGAAAGTACCCCTATTTATTTTTAAACCGGCTAATTGAAACATATAAAAGTTCCTTTTGTTTAGTTTTGAGAAACGACAAATTGAATATCATAAAATCCAGCTGTACCAGCACCTGTAAAAGGTGTTGAATTCTGCAGGCTTCCTGAAATTACTATCCCCCCTAATGATCTACATTCAACTGATGATAATTGATATACGCCATTATTAATGGTCGTAAATGGGCCAACATCTCTTAATATTGCTGGCCTAAAGGGTGCAGGAATTGTTCCATCAGCAATAAACATAGCATCGGCAATAGTTGCAGGAGCTGCAGGAATCTCACGGATATAGTAATAGAGCATTTGATTGACGCGCTGGACTTTCATGAAAGTATTTATTGGAGATGCCCAAGGTCCCGTAACAGCAACTGTAGCAGACCATTCGTCAAAATAAGTTTCGGGTGTTGATCCGCCCCCAATATATATGGCGCTTGTTCCAACAGTTGCCGCATTAACGGTAGTTATATTACCTGTGGGAGCTGAAATAGCGCCTCCTGCAACAACATTTCCAGTGGTAGCTATAATATTTCCTGTATCAGAAGTAATATCCCCAATGGCATGTATAAATCCGTTGGAAGAAACATAAGTTGTTGCATCAATAGTATTGGTTCCAATAAAGGTTGCCGTAATATTTGCAGATGTTACTTGTCCGGTTATTGGAGTTGTTCTTATAAGAGGAGCAAAAACTTCAGTAAGTGCATTGACTTTATTAGCAGTAATATCACCTGTTAATGTCATATTTGTGCCAAAATAATTAGGGGTTGTTATAGAAGTTGTTGCATTAATTGTAGTAGTTGTTATTCCACCTGGAAAATTACCACTATTTGCCACTACTGTAACTGGAGAAAGTGATGTGATTTCAAATATTTCTAATCCATCACTTCCTACTATTTGTAGAGCATCTCCAACAAAAATCTCTGTTGGATCCGCATTAAAATTATCTGGAAAATATGCGGG